ATTTAGCTCCTTAGAATAATAAAAAAATCCCTTGGGTTCGGCTTTCTCAGGACAAATAGAGAAGCTTACTGCCAAGGGATAGATACCTTCTTGTGCACCTTGCTCGGTGTATTTATATGATATATTCCCTTGGCTGATTTGTCAATGTTAAACTTTTACCAAGTCTTTCTCGATTCAACGACTCTGCCAATGACTCTGACCGGCAGTTCTTCGATTTCTTTATTGGAATAGAAATGAGGTGGGTAAACGACTGGATTGAAGCCTATGAGGGTAATGCCTTCGGGGCTCTTTTTTACTTGCTTGCAGGTAGCCTCGTCGCCGTTTACTAAAACTATGGCAACGTCTCCGCATTCCACGTCTTCCTGCTGTTTCACAATGACTATTTCGCCGTCTTCGATTCTCGGCTCCATGGAGTGGCCCTTTATGCGGAGGGCGAAATATTCGCCTAAACTCGCCATCTTAGGGGTGATTTCTTCGTATCCTTCAATATCGGTGATGGCTTCGAGCGGGATTCCGGCTACCACTCGGCCGAGGATGGGGATGCGTATGCCTCGGGAATGGGGAATCTGCATTTTTTTATTTCCATCATCAAGCAGAAAATCTATACTAACATCTAATATTTCAGCGAATTTTTTTAATTTAGACTGAGAAACATCGTTATCTCCATTTTCTATTCTGGCAATAGTAGATCTTGACTTATAACCCATTCTCTTTGCTAGCTCATCTTGAGTAAGCCCCTTTAATTCTCTAGCACGTTTTATGTTATTTCCAATGAACATTTTGATTCACCTCATAGTTTTTATCTTTTATATGTATTATACAGGTAAATGTGATATAAAGGCAACATAAAATATTTTTTTTGCAACACCTGTTGATTTTTAATAACTTGAGTGATATTATGGATATGTGATAAAAAATCAACAAGGAGGTGAAATGATGACCGATACAACGGAATTGAAAGTAGCGATTCTTAGGGCAGGAATATCACATGATACAATTGCCTATAAACTGGGAATTGCTCGAGAAACACTCTGGAAAAAGATTAATAATATCACTGAGTTCAAGGCCAGAGAAATAATGTTACTTCAGGATATATTGCATTTATCCAATGAAGAGCGTGACTCTATTTTTTTTAGCCAAATAGGTGATAAATAATCAACAAGGAGGGAATGTGAACAAAATAAAAGTTTTTGAAAATCCACAATTTGGGAAAATCAGAATTTCTGTTATTAATTCTGAGCCTTGGTTTGTGGGTAAGGATGTGGCTGAAATTCTTGGGTATCAGAGAACCGCAGATGCAATCCGCACACATGTAGATAGCGAAGATAAAGGGGTCGGTGAAATACAGACCCCTGGAGGAACCCAGACAATGACGGTCATCAACGAATCCGGCCTTTACAGTCTGATTCTTTCCAGCAAGCTCCCGACTGCAAAGAAGTTCAAGCGCTGGGTAACCTCGGAAGTACTCCCGGCCATTCGTAAGCATGGGGCGTACCTTACCGAGCAGAAGGTGGAAGAGATTCTCACGAACCCCGACACCATCATTAAGCTGGCAACCCAGCTGAAGGAAGAACGGGAAGCCAGGAAGCAGGCCGAAGCCCTGAACGAGGCCAACCGCCCGAAGGTAATCTTCGCCGAGGCGGTGAGCGCTTCCCATTCGTCGATTCTCATCGGAGATCTGGCAAAGATTCTGAGAGGCAACGGCGTGAACATCGGGCAGAGACGCCTTTTCCAGTGGATGAGAGACCACGGGTACCTTATCAAGCAGAAGGGCGCAAGCTACAACATGCCGACACAGAGAGCTATGGATATGGGGCTTTTCCGGGTTAAGGAAGGGACCTACATCAATGGCAGCGGGGCGAACATTGTCACTAAAACAACCAAGGTGACAGGTCGAGGTCAGCAGTTTTTCATCAATAAGTTTTTGAAGGAGGCATGAAAAAAGGCCTGGGTTAACAGGCCTTTGAACCATGTGCACAGGATTAGCAGTCCTGAACACATGCTCCTTGTTTAGCTCTAACCTTGCACTTTAATCAGTTTCCACTGTGGCGATGCATCTAGAGACCACAGCTTTCACTGGAAAAAAGACGGGTTGCTAATCCGCTTCTGTTAGGTTCCGTTTCACTTAGGCAGGGAGTCACTGCCGTTGCTTAATGCCGCAACCAGTATCCACGCTTAGAGAGCACAAGCAAGAAGCAAAAACTTTGCCAAAAGCATAGTTTCTCCTTCCGAAATGTCAATAATTTCACCCCTGGATAAGGAATGATGACATTTCTAAAAAAATTATAACATTAGCTTTTTGGGATAGTCAACTTTTGTATACAGAAAGGAAATAACAAATGAACGCTAAAGAGCTTATAGGTGAAATGGTGAACGAAAGGATGGCTAAAGGGTGGACGCAGTATCGCCTAGCCAAGAAGTCAGGAATATCAAGAGAAGCAATAGCAAAGATAGAACGTGGGAACCGTACTCCAAATTTAACTACGTTCATCGTACTTATGGGAGCAATGGGAATTGAGATAGAACTCAAAAAGGAGAGCGAAAAGAAATGAACAAAAAAAGCGGTATTAAGGCTTAAAGCTTTTTAAGAAAGGAGAATAACCATGGATGCATTTTTTACCAAGAAAGAACTGGCGAAGAGGTGGAAATGCAGTGAGTCGTCAATTAATCAGATGATCTGCGATGGCACATTGAAGCCATCCAGAAAACTTCCAGGCGTCAGATTCTCAGCTAACCAGATTTTAAAGATTGAAGAGGCATCTCCAGAAGAGCTGTCATTAATCGAGCAGCGGAAACTTAAAAGCTACATTGCAGAACTTGAGAAGGAAAACAGCGCATTGAAAGCAACGCTGCATAACGTCTGGAGCCCGCTAGTGGACTTCATGAAGGATGTGGGATAAGCGCATGAAATGGAGTGTGGCAATGAAAAAAGGATATGGAAGAAGCCTCCATACCCTTTTAACCAGACAACGGTTTTGACATTCCGCTGTTTGCCTGTTTTATTGCCAGACCCCTGCAGTTCCTCTCCGCCATCCAAAATGCGCCTAGGTCACATAATTTCAGGCATCAAAGAGCACATGGGTGTCAATCCATGCTTCTCTGGGAGTGCATCTCACTTAGGCAGTCAGGATTGCCGTTGCATTAAGCCGCAACTTGCATCAATGCTGAGTGGCACTGGCTTCGGTCAAAAATTGGCCCAAACATTGAACCAACTCCTTTCCTAAAGGCGAATAGAGATTTGCATGTCCGAAGACATACATAAGACGCCTCTATGGATATTGTACACACTTTAATATGAATAGTCAAAAATATTACACAAGATAAGGTAGTGAATGCAAATGAATGAACAAGATATTGTGTTAACAATCAAAAGAAGGCGAAAGGAATTGGGAGTTTCTCAGTACACGTTAGCCAAGGATGCAGGCATTTCCAGAGAAATGATTGCCAAATTTGAACTGGGCAAACATAGTCCGGGATTCAACAAGTTATATCAAATATGCAAAGTATTAGGGCTCGAAATTATTATCCGCCCTGAAGCGAAGAAAGGAAGTGATTCAAATGAAAAAGAGGACGATTTGGCAGCTGCAGAGCATTCAACATGAATTGGAACGGCGCCGCCAGAAGGAACTTGCCGATTCCGGTGATACTTCCAAATCCATCATCTAGCGGAGCCAGTCCCACGGCGAAGTCATTGCTTATGATAGTGCGCTGTAACTCATTAACGAATTTCTGAAAGGAAATGCGAAATCATGAAAACAAATGAAGTAAAAAAAGAGCCCAATACAAGGGCTCTGTTAAGGAGGAAAGTCAGCCAGGGAAGAGTAAAAATGCTTCTGCAGATTTCGAAAGAACTCACAGACACGGCCAGGACAGCCGAAGGAGACCTCCAAGAAAAGTATCAGAAGATTTCTGAGAAATTGGACCGGCTGATTATTGAAGAGGCTAAATTCCAAGAACAGACAATGCAAGATGTTCAGCAACAGCCTTAACGATATCCAACGAAGCCTGACCGCCAACTGCTGACAGTTTATCCTTCGTAGTTTCCCAAATAGAGGCAGACCGGACAGCATCCAGATAATCACATCCAGCATTGGTCATCCAATTCACTATAATTTGCGGATAAAAATGTCCGATTGTATTGACCTCCAAGTAATCAATATAACCGGAATCCGCCAAAAGGTATAAATGATAGTCGATGATGTCACTGTCCGGATTCAAGCCGGTAAAGGCGCTGCTATCCATGCCGGAAGGTTTATCGTTTGCCTCAATAAGTAAAAGCATATTTCTAATCAAATCAAGGTTACGTTTCATAATATCACCTCCTCCCTAAAGACATTATATCAAGGGATAGAGAAAATCTGATGAAAGGACAGGTGAAATAAGATGCGTATGAAATGGAAAAAGATTCTTGCAGTCATTGCCATTCCTGTTGCCATTGCGGCCGGGACTTATGCTTATGAGCCGCCGGCGGAGCTCATTGAGTACCGGACGGAGGCAGAGGCAGGAGACACCATTTGGAGCCTCTGCGCCAAGGTGGCCAGTGATGAGGACTGCATGGAGGAGCTTGTGTACCGGACCATGCAGGAAAACCACATCAAGGATCCTGCGCACCTTCAGCCCGGGCAGCTGATTGTGATCCATGTGAAGCCTATGAAAGGAGGTGGAAAAGCATGAAAACATCTACGGACTGCGAAAAATGCCGGTTTGAAAGCATCTGCCCCATGGCTGGCAAGCGCCAGCGCCTTGCTTTTGATGATGGTGGCCTTGGGCTTTGCCCCAAGATCCCGGAGATGAAGATTCTGCGGTGCCGGAACTGCCTGTTTTGCCATAAGACTAAAAGCATGGGGGGCACAAGCAAATACGCCATGGAAAACGGACATCCGATTTACACCTGTGCGGCGATGAATTACAACCGCATGCAGCCGGATGGAAAGCTCCCACGTACCACACCAAGGGATTGCCCTATCAAAGAGGCAAAGAGAAAAGGCCTCTGACGTCTAGCACACGTCAAAGGCCAAAGACGGAAAAAGATTTCCCGATTCATTTTACCACAGGAGGAAAGTAATGGCATACAGAGGCTGTGATTTGATTTTATCCTGCCATGAAGCAGAAAAGGACCACGCAAAGTGGTTAGAGACCCGCAACGCGGGCATTGGAGGAAGTGACGCCTCCGTCATTGTGGGTTTGAATCCATACAAATCCCCATACCAGCTCTGGCTCGAAAAAACGGGGCAGGCGGAAGCACCTGACTTGTCAGGAAACCAGTACATTTATTGGGGACATAAGAATGAAGCGAATATTGCCGACTGGTTCCAGGAAGACACAGGGAAGAAGGTGAGGAAGCTTGGCACCCTTCGGAGCCGGGCACACCCATTTATGCTGGCTAACGTTGATCGTGTGGTAGTCGGCGAAAATGCAGGGCTTGAAATCAAGACGGCAGGCGTCAGCCAGTACAAGAAATGGCAGGATGATGATGTTCCTGATTCCTACTATTGTCAGTGCCTGCACTACATGGCAGTCACTGGCGCAGATGCCTGGTACATCGCAGTTCTGCTGGGCGGGAACGAAGCCATCTGGAAGAAAATCGACCGAAACGAAGATGACATCAATGTTTTAGTAGAGGTGGAAAAGGATTTCTGGAACCATGTGCAGTTACGCACACCGCCCGCTCTTGACGGGTCAGAAAGCTGCGCTGCTGCCCTCCGCGAAAAATATCACGATAGCAAGGGTATAGAAATCCCGCTGGAAGATAAATACGACAAGCTGATTGATGAGATAAATCAGGACACGGAAACCATCAACAAGCTGAGGGAAAACATTCAATTTAGGAAAAATCAGCTTATGGATGCCATGGGCACTGCAGAACGTGCGGTTACTGCCAACCACAAGATTACCTGGAAGGCCGGAAAGCCCAGGGAAACAGTGAGCCTTTCGAAAATCAAGAAAGGCAACGCCGATATCTACGAAATGCTTAAGTCAAAGAATCTTATTTCCATTGCAGAGGCTTCCCGTATTTTGCGGATCCGGTAAAAGTCATGCTGAACATTGAAATTGTCGTTCGCGAAGCCATGCGGTACGGAAATTTCATAGCTATGAATCAGCAAACAGTTATATCAGGAGGCACTGTCTTGAGTACAGGGCGGACGTCTCCAGCATTGTTGAAATTACATCAGGGTTTAACCAAGGAGGTCACAATTATGAACACTAAAGGTGGTTTAGCTAAACGGACAGCTCAGGTAGCAGCACAGCAGAAAGATACCAGTCTGAAAGGATTAATCCGCAGTATGGAGCCGGAAATCAAGAAGGCGCTCCCATCTGTGATTACTCCGGAAAGATTCACCAGGATGGTTTTCACCGCTCTTTCCAGTAATCCAACCCTTCAGGAATGCACCCCGCAGAGTTTTCTCGGTGCGATGATGCAGTCTGCGCAACTCGGGTTGGAGCCTAACACTCCAATCGGCCAGGCGTATCTGATTCCGTACAGAAATCATGGCCGTCAGGAATGCCAGTTCCAGCTTGGGTACAAAGGCTTGATTGATTTAGCCTATCGTTCCGGCGAGATTAAAGATATTCAGGCACATGAAGTATATGAGAACGATGTGTTTGAATACGAGTTCGGACTTGAACCGAAACTGAAGCACATTCCGGCTAAAACAAACCGCGGGGAAGTCATTCTTTATTATGCCGTTTTCCACATGGTCAATGGCGGGTATGGGTTCGAGGTGATGAGCAAGGAAGACATCATCAACCATGCCAAAAGAACAAGTCAGGCATACGGTTCCTCTTACTCTCCGTGGAGCAAGTACTTTGACGAAATGGCGAAAAAGACAGTCATCAAGAAGTGCTTGAAGTATGCGCCAATTAAGACGGACTTTGTCAGGGCCGTGGCGTCCGACGAAACGATTAAGTCCCACATTGCAGAGAATATGACAGATGAACCGGACGAGACCATCACCATCGATGCTGAGGCGTCAGAAGATACGGTCCCCGCAGGCGTTGACATGGAGACAGGAGAAATAAAGAAATGAAAGATAATAAAATCAAAAGTCTGGTAACAAAGCTCGAGGACAAGTACTCCGACGTGATACTGTGCCTCTACGACAACGAAAGCGGGAAGTTTACCATGGCCGGGCGTAGCACAACCCATGGATTCCTGAGAGAGATGGCTATTCGTTGCATACTCATGCACTCAGACAAAGAAGAGGTAGCCCCGGAAGTCACACTGCTGGACATCTTATGCCGTATGACAGATATCGACAAGTCAGTAAAAGAAAATAAGGCAGTAAAAGAAAATTGAGTATTTTCAGGTAGCCGGGGCTGAACGATTCAGCCCTTCTGGCTATCTCTGGAGGTGATGAAATGGAAGGGTACATCCGGCTATGGAGGTCCCTCGCAGACAGTCCGGTCTGGACGTGCAGTACAGCCAACCAGAAAGTGGTCTTAATCACCATCCTGCTTCATGTCAGGTGGGATTCCATACTGTGGGATGTACTGGGAAAAGAGTTCACTATCGGGCCTGGGGAAATGTTCACATCCATCCGAAAACTGGCCGATATGGCAGGGGTGACACAGCGAGTTGTAAGAACGGCGTTAGACAGGTTTGAATCGGTCAACTTTTTGACACGCAAAGTGACACACCAAGGGATGCTCATTTCTGTAGTAAATTGGGGCAAATATCAAGGGTTACGTGGTTCAGGTGACACACCAAGTGACACAAAAAAGACACGCCGAGGACACACCCATGACACACCAAAGCCAAAAAAGGACACAACAATAAGAAAGAAAGTACCACAAGAAAGTAAAGAAGGTAAGAAGGTAAGAAATATATATAGCGAGATTTCAACTTTTGCCGGTTCAAATGACGAACTTAAAACCGCATTAACGGACTGGGCAGACATGAGGAAGAAATTAAGGAAGCCACTCACTGAGAGGGCATTGAACCTGAACCTCAAAAAGCTTCATGAAATGACCAACGGAAACGAAAGAATGATGATTGAGATAGTCAATCAGTCAGTTATGAACTCATGGCAGGGATTTTTTCCAGTAAAGAAACAGGCAGCATTTACCAGCAAGATGGAAGAAACAGCAAAGATGTTTGAAGAAATTAACAGAAGGAGAGGTATTGATGACAGCGAACCAGAAGATTTTAATGCTGCTGACTTCCCTTTTTAAAGGATTCACGGCAGAGCAGGCAGCGGTTTACGATCGCTTTTTAGCAGATATCCCTGCTTCTCTGCTCGAAAAGGCGGTGAGGTCGCTTATCTACACATCGAAATTCCCGCCGACGGTAGCCGAGATAAGGGCAGAGGCTGAGTGCATCTATCACAGTGCAAGCGGAGTCCAGGAGTCAGATTACTCCAGAGCATGGGGCGAGCTTAAACAGGCAATCGCACATTATGGATATGCCAGAGAGCCGCATTTTAAAGACCCGGTACTGACTGAGACGGTCAAAAGAATCGGATGGAAATCTATATGCTGCTCGCCAATCGACGATGAAGCTATCCTTCGGGCACAATTCCGCGACATATATAAGTCTGTAGCAGAGTCTGGCAGGATGCAGAAGCGGAACGATAACTTGCTTAAAGATGGCAAGGTTCAGAACCTTGTTAAAAACATGGCCGGCAGTAAAGCTCTGGAGAGTGGTAAGGCATGAAATGGGTTAATTTTACTGACAGCAATACCGGGCAGAAGTCAAAAATTCAAGTCTGTCGTATCCAGCAAGTAGGGATGTATATAAATATCGACGATGGGCAGAATGGCTTCATAACCATTAATGCCATGACATTGGGAAATGCCACGGCCATGATTGGCCAGATATACAAACTTTTTGAGGATAACGATGAAATCAAGTTTGATCAACCACTTTTATATACGCCATATGCTGGCGAAACGGGAGGTAAATCATGAATCAGGTAATTTGCAGAGGACGGCTGGGCAGGGACCCGCAGATTCGGGCAACCAGCAAGGGGACATCGGTGGCTAATTTCAGCGTGGCTTGTGACAGGGAGTATAACGGTCAAAAACTCACGGACTGGATTAATGTAGTCGCCTGGGGCCGGACAGCGGAAGCCGTTGGTAACTTTTTAAAGCAGGGCGATGACGTATTCGTCAGCGGACGCCTTGGCACCAGAAAATACACTGCTAAGGACGGGCAGATCCGATATATAACAGAAGTCACAGCTGACTTTATTGGCAAGTCAATTATCCCTGCTGCCAGAGTATCCGATCTGAATAGTTTTATGCAGTTTGGCACGGTAAGCCAGGAGGAAACACCGGCTCAGCCAGAGGTTACAAACACCGTTGCCAATGAACCGATTCCATTTTAAGGAGGTGTAACCATGATAAGCATGGATTCAGGCGCACAGATGAACTTAATTCAAGACGTAGAGAGTAAAATGGTTGAAATGTCTCGAATGATAGACATAGCACTTTACGAGATTGATGTAGAAAGTAGTGATGAAGCAGTGGATAAACTGGAAGACGCAGCCAAGCTTGTAACAGACGTCTTACGCAGTCAGCGTGGATTGATAGACGATTTTAAACGTAGAGAAGACTTTCACAATGCAGTATTTGAGGGGGCAGGAAAATGAATAACAACCTGTATATGAGTTTGGCGGCAACAACGATATATATGTTTAGCAATTTCATGCATGACAATTATATAAGGGAAAATTCACCGGCGGGAAGATTAGCAAGGATTATGCAGGCGGATATTGATTCTTTCCCAGGTAATTATTTAAATAACTTGCCAGAAGAGCGTAAGAAGATAGAAAAATATTTGATTGACAACAACGCTAGCAAAGAGCAGATAAAGGTATTTAATGAGTGCTTTACAGAATATGAAAAAGAAATTGAAAGGCTATATTCAGGCGACAAAATATTATGAAGTAGCGAAAATATACAGCAAAAAATCAGGAGGATGTAAAACATGGAAAGAACAACCGTGAAGGAACTAGTCGAAGGAACCGCCATGAAGGCGCACACAACACAGAAGCAGGCCAGAAAAGTTATTTATGCATTGATTGATGAAATGAGAGTGCAGCTTCAGCACGATAAATACGTAAGCCTCTTTGAATTTGGAACGTTAAAACCTGTAACACGAAAGGCGCGAAAAGGACATCACCCGGTAACAGGCGCAACCATCATGATCCCTGCCAAGAGAACGGTGACCTTCAAACCATCTAAAATACTCGATCTCTATATGTCAGTAAAGCCGAAAGACTAAGTAGAAGGAGGGGTAGCAATGTACTTTACAGACTTTGTAATAAACAAGTTTAAAGAACTTTCCGATAAATTTAAAAAGAAACATGATCAGTATAAGGGTCAGACATCTCAGGATGAGTTGGCCAACTTCCGCGCAGGAGCTAATCTGAAATATGGCAGGGGTGAAATGCCAGACATGTACGAGATGGCGAAAGACTATGTCAGGAAGCACATCGCCTACATTGAAACTCACGGCATAGAAGGGAAGACCGTTGAGGATAGCCTCGAGGACATCGCCGTCTATGCGGTTATCATGCTGTACATGCGATATATTTGGTCCGATGATTCAAAGGTGCTGGAAACTCCACAGTACCTGCCCTTGGAGAAGCTGCCAGGTCAGATGAGGGAAGTGGCGAATGAAGGGGCAACAGATGACTAGAAGGAATTTTTGCTGGTTCACTGACAGCGGGATGTTCAATGATGGATTCAGGAATCGATTTGAAGCGGAATGGAATGGCAAACGCGAATTAGCTGAGTTAGGTTCAGGGAACAATTACTTCTATACCGGAGAAGTCAGCCCATGGAGGCCAGACGTAAGCGGCTTTGCAGAAGAGCTGCTGAATCTAGTACAGCAGCAGGCGGACTGGGAAGCACCATCCGATGAGGCGGTAGACTGGCTGGATGATGTAGCAGAGGACGATTTTGACGAACTCGGACAGATGATGCAGCGGACTTTTAACCGATGGATTAGGAAGCATCCTGAGTACAAGCTTGATTTTTTCGAGGTGGAGAATGTCAGAGGGGTAGAACTGCATGAAGCTAATTTATGAAGGTAAACTCCCATCACTCAACGAGTTGGTAGACAAGGGCAGAACGAATCGATACGTTGGGGCCAGATTTAAAAAGAGATTGACCAACAAATTGGCATGGATCTTTAAAGCGCAGGCCAAGGGCAAGCGATACCAGGAACATGTCAACATAGCGATTCATTGCTATGAAGGAAGCTACCGACGAGATGATGACAACGTCCTGTCAGGTGCCTGCAAGGTCATACTGGATTCCCTGCAGGTAGCAGGAATCATCAAAAACGACAGCCCAAGATATGTACATCTAAAACCCGAGCGGTTCCAGAGCGAGGACAAGAGCTACTACACCGTTGTCGAGATAGAGGAGGCGGACGAATGAGAAGAGTACGGAATAAACGGCTTAAACGAAATATCGTCGAATATATGAAACACGAAAAAATGATAAATCGACTAGTTCAGAAGTTCATCCAGCAGTGGGGCTGTAAACCTCTCAGTTGGAGAAGGAACGCCAGAACGCGGATATTTGTAAAGGCTTATGCCCTTCAGCTCAGGAGGAGAAAATGACAGCAGAAAATAAACAGTTTTTTATGAAGAAGATTAACGGCGTGCGTGAATACCTGGCTTTTGTAAAGCAGGCCTATCTGGATGAAGAAGGAAATATCGAGATGCTTGAGTATGGCAAGGCCATGGGCTGCCTGGATGCCATGGAGAACGTGCTGAAGGAGGAACAGGATAGTGATTGAGTACATTTTAGGGGCGTTCAGCGGTGGATTTCTGGTATGTATGATCATGAGCGTGTTTGTGGGTAGGCCTTCCGTAATCCGCGAAAAAGAAAAGGAACTTGAAGAGCCAAGCTATCATCCGGACATTTACCGGGATACTGACGACGATTGGGAGCTTTGACATGACAGTAAAGGATTTTTTGAAGGACGTATATAAGCAGGGGGTATATCTCCGGACGCTCAAGACGACAAAGGAAAAACTTCTGGAGGATATAGCCTCACCCAAGGCCATGGCCTATGACGACGTTAAAGTTGACTCTTCCGCCCAGTCTGACCTGTCTGACAAGCTCCTGCAGATTTACGCCGAACGTGACCGCTTGAGCGAAAAGATCCTGAAGGCTATGGCAGAGGTGCTGGAGCGCAAGAAGATAGCTATAGAGCTCATTAACCGGCTGACTTCCTATGAAGAGCGGGTAGTGCTTATGGAGCATTATTTGAACTGCAGGGAGTGGGAAGATATAGCCCGGACTATGAGCTACTCCGTGTCACGGGTCTATTTTTATCACGGCATGGGTTTGCAGGAACTCCGCATGCTGACAGGCGACGTCGTAGTTTTGGGGGATTCATGCGAGAACAAAAGACAGTAGTAAAAAATAATTTTACCTGTGCTAAAATGGTATTGTGGGAATGACGGGAAGCGGAATCTCGTGATTGACCTCCTTAAACGTTTTGACGGGCAGCGTACAAACCCGTCGCCATAAATTATGAAATGGGACCTTACAAGGGTCCTTTTTTATTGCAGTAAAAGGGGATGGTGGTGATTATGTGAGCCGCAAAGGGTTAACTGAAAAGCAGGAAAGGTTTATTGATTTCTATATCGCAACCGGGAACGCCTCCGAGGCTGCACGAAGAGCCGGATATGGTGAGGGAAGTATTCCGTGCGCTTCTAAATGGATTAATCCCCAAGAATCCCAATTTAAACCGTACTTAAAAGCAGCTATCGATAGCAGATTGAAAGAACTGGAGTCAGAGCGCGTTGCGGATGCAAAAGAAGTGATGCAGTTTCTTACCTCCGCCATGAGAGGCGAGACGGAGGAAGAAGTTATCGTTGTTGAGAGCGTTGGAGAAGGGCTCAGCGAGGCCAGAGTGATGACAAAGCACTTATCAGGGCGTGATCGTCTGGATGCTGCCAAACAATTGGCTAAACGCTACGGTTTGGACTCTGCAGCGATTGAAAATATTGATGAAGGGCCGGTTATTCTGGAAGGGGGTGACACTATCCGTGATTAAAGTAAACGTACCAGATATTGTCGGTGGCGGATACGGGACGTTTTGGAGGTGGCGCGGAAGGTATCGCGTGGTTAAAGGCAGCCGTGCAAGCAAGAAGAGCAAGACAACGGCACTCTGGTACATCTATAACATGATGAAATATCCCGCGGCCAACCTTCTGGTTGTACGTAAAGTGGCCAGAACCTTGCAGAATTCCTGCTTTTCTGACTTACGATGGGCCATTGAGCGTCTGCATGTCGGACGTTACTGGAAAGCTACACGGAGCCCGATGGAGATAACATTTTTACCGACGGGGCAAAGGATTCTTTTCGCGGGGCTTGATGATCCGTTAAAGATTACATCCATTTCCGTGCCGAAAGGAGTCCTCTGCTGGATGTGGCTTAACATTACCGGGTCACATTAAACTTCTCTAATTGCTGGGACATCCTAACGTAAAGACGAGGACAATCAGCAGCGAAGCTATTTGACAAAAAAATGTCAAATAGAACGTTCAACGACTATCGAACGCAGAAAGGGCACTCGAAAGAGCGTCCTTTTTAGTTAGTAGAGTAGGGCTTAAGCAAGCCCGAAACGGGGAGTGCATCTCGCATGAGATGTAAAGATATAGTCTGCTCTAGGTGGAAACACTTAGAGGGTAAACGGAAGCGGTTTACCCGTAACATTTGGCGAGGAAGCCTATGAAATAGCGAGGGAAACTGACTTTGACAGGTTAGATGAATCTATACGAGGACTTCTCCCTGAGGGCCTTTTTACTCAGGTAACGATAACTTTTAATCCATGGAGCGACAGGCACTGGTTAAAAAAACGGTTCTTCGATACTCCGGATGATAATACCCTGGCAATGACAACGAACTACATGTGTAATGAGTTCCTGTCGCCATCTGACCTGGCATTGTTCGAGGCGATGAAGAAGAATCCGAAACGTTACCGGGTAGCAGGATTAGGAGATTGGGGTGTTGTTGAAGGCCTTGTTTATGATAACTGGGAAGAAAAGTCGTTCAATATTGATGAGGTCAGAGCGCTCCCAGGCATCCGTTCTGCGTTTGGCCTAGACTTCGGTTACACCAATGACCCGACGGCCCTTTTTTGCGGTCTTGTGGATAAAGGCAGCCGGATGATTTATGTATTCGATGAAATCTATGAACGGGGTTTGACCAATCAAAACATAGCTAAACTCCTTATAAAGCGAGGCTATAGCAAAGAAAGAATTATTGCCGATGCTGCTGAACCAAAGTCCATTGCAGAACTGCGTGAAGCTGGCATTGGAAGAATACATTCTTCCAGAAAAGGGAAGGATAGTATCAACAACGGGATTCAGAGAATTCAGGATTTTCATATCATTGTTCATCCTCGGTGCGTCAACTTCTTAACGGAAATATCGACGTATCAATGGGGGGCAGACAATAAGACAGGCGTGCTGATTAATAAGCCTGTGGACTATAACAACCATCTGATGGACGCCATGAGATACGGAATCATGGATGCTGTTCAGGAAGATGGTTTTTCATTTAATTAACTGGAGGATTACATGTTTGGCTTGGGTGCTATATGGAATGACATAATCCGGAGAGGCAGCCGCTCTGGCATGACGGAAATAGAATTTCTGGAAGAAGAAATCCGTCGATGGATGGAGGGCCCGGCAAGGAAAGATATGCTAACCGGCTGCGCTTACTATGATGATCATCAGGATATAGAAGACAAACAGAGAACCATGATTGGGGTAGGCGGTAAAAAGCAGGCAGTAGAGAATCTGGTCAACTATAAAGTTATGGATAACCAGTATGCGAAGCTGGTAGACCAGAAAGCCAACTATCTGCTGGCTAAACCAATTGAGCTGAAGACAGAAGGGAAGGACAGTGCCTATGAGCGGGCATTGGATGATATATTCAATTTCCACTATTTAAAGAAGCTCAAGAAGACCGGCAAGAATGCGTTAAACTGCGGTATTTCATGGCAGTTACCATATATTTCTGAAACTGGCGAGTTAAAAATTAAGTACATTCCGGGATATCAGGTATTACCATTCTGGCATGATGATGAGCACGAAGAACTTGACGCAGCTATCCGCCTTTATCAGGTAACGGTGTATGAAGGGCGGACACCAAAGGTAATCACTAAGGCTGAATACTATACCAGGGATGGTGTTAGATATTACATTTACGATAAAGGTCGTCTTATTCCTGACAATTCTATGACCGATTCTGCTTATATGACTATTGAAGGCAGGCCGATGAACTGGGATAAGATACCTTTGGTACCGTTTCGTTCTAATGATACGGAGCATCCGTTGATACGCAGAGTTAAATGCTTGCAGGATGCACTTAACCAGCTTATGAGTTCTTTACTCGATAATCTTTCCGAGGATATCCGCTCTACCATCCTTGTCCTGTATAACTATGACGGGGAGAACCTAGACCAGTTCAGGCAGAATCTCATGACATACGGATGCGTTAAGATCCGCAGAGATGATTATGCCAAGGGCGGGGTCGAAGCTCTTCACATTGAGGTTAACCCTGATAATTACGAATTGGTGCAGAAACTCTTGAAAAAGGCAATTATCGAAAATGGCCGAGGGTTTGATGCGAAGGACGAGCGTTTCACTTCTGGCCAGGCTAACCAGATGAACATTCAGTCTGCGTATTCAGATATAGATCTGGATGCAGACGACATGGAAAGTGAATTTCAGGCTAGCTTGGAAAAGCTCTTATGGTTCGTGAATACGTATCTGGCTAATATTAAACACATTGCACCAACTGGTCCGGTACAGTTCATATTTAATCGTGACATGCTTACCAATCAGTCTGAGGAAATCGCAAACTGCAAGAACTCTGTGGGTATTCTCTCTGATGAAACAATCATTGCGCACCACCCATGGACAGAAGATACGGCTGCAGAATTGGAAAGATTGAAGAAGCAGAAGCAAGAAGAAGCTGAATCAATGAACCCTTATCATAATGCCTTCCTGCAAAATGACGCCAATCAGAATGATGCTGCTGAGGACTAACTATGAAGCGAAGTACAAAGAATAAACGCTCACGTTCAAGAAAATACTGGACGAACCGGGCACTGAAGCTTTCGGAGATGCAGCATCAGAGGATAGACGTAATGACAGCCGAATTGGCTGATGCCTGGCAGCGGTCAATTAATGATGTAAAGAAGGACATTGAGTCATGGTATTTGCGGTTTAGCAGTGAGCAGGGCATGGATTTAGCCGATGCTCGCAAAACATTAGATTCGCGCAGCATGAAAGCTTTACGTATGGATCTGAAAGAGTTCGAGCGAAAGGCTAAAGCAAATAACGATGGCAAATGGACAAAAGAATTACAGGCTGCAAGTGCAAGAGTTCATTTAACGAGGCTGCAGCAGATACAGCTTCAAATGCGAAACAGGCTGTATGAGATTTATCATCAGACGGCAGACACTACTTCAGCAGCTATTCGGGATACGTACACAAATGAGAGATATCATAATGAGTATCTCAGGCAGCGGAATGAAGGAAAATTCTCTGATTTCTCCAAAATACCTGAGAGGCAATTAAACACAGTACTCAAACAGCCGTGGTCATCTGACGGGAAGGCATGGTCCTCCCGGATCTGGGATAGTAGAGAGAAACTGGCCGGGGAATTGCAGGGAGAATTAACACGTGTACTGCTTCAGGGTAAAAGTCCAACAGAGGCAGGGAAACGGCTTGCTAAGAAAATGGGCACCGGAGAATATCAGGCACTCCGCCTGGTAAACACTGAATGTACATATGCACAGAGCCTTGCGGATGTAGATAGTTTTAAGAGCATGGATGTGGATAAAGTACAATACTTAGCCACATTGGAAGCGCATACCTGCGATACATGTGGGGCCTTGGATGGACAGGTGTTTACCCTAAAAGACGTGGCACCCGGAATCACTGCTCCGCCTATACATCCGAATTGCCGGTGTACGCTTGTACCGTATTTTGAGGATGATGATTCAGACAGATGGATGAGGGACCCATCAACAGGGAAGGGCAGTCAAACAGGGGGGATGACCTATTCTCAATGGGAAAAGAAGTATCTTATAGGGCAAAATAATGGTAAAATAGATATAGAGATAGATGCGGTTACTCCCTGCCTGGTTCGGATGAAAGATGGGAAAACCGTCAATACTACAATTGAGCCTATAACCATTGAGAAAGGACAGTTTTCTGACTGGGAATTTGATTGGTATAAGGCTTCGCAAAAGCCGGATATGCAGGTATATGCGCTGAAAGCAGATGGCGACGAAAGAGTACAGGGACTTATTTCATTGAAACAGGACCGAGAAAATTTGTCTTATTTTGTCGATGCGGTAGAGTCAGCGCCCTGGAATAATAAACACCATAAGAACTTTAAGAGTAAAACTTATGAAGGTGTTGGGCCACATTTATTTGCATATGCATGTAAACGCAGTTTTGAAGATGAGTATGGTGGGTTTGTCCATTTTTATGCTAAATCAGGTCTGGTCGAGTATTACAAAAAAACACTTGGCGCTTTACAAATTGGCAATAGTCAAAAGATGTATATTGATTCTACTTATGCAGAAAGGCTGGTGAATGTGTATTATGGGAAACGAAAAGGATGAGTATATAGAGGGTCTATACACACTAGACGATATTTTTCCATTAGTTATTCCCGACCAAAAACCATTCCCTTGGAACTTACATAAACTGGATGCCTACTGCAAGAAAAAGGGAATTGATCCAAGCCAGCTAACCGATGAGGAGCTAAAACAGTTTGAAATAAAAAAATAATTGATAGATTAACTTGATTTTTAAGCACTCTTAATGGAGTGCTTTTTTATTGCCGCTTTAGCATTGTCAGGCGATAAACGACAAGACCGGAAACGTGAGGTGTGGCTCACGAAAATTAAGCGTAACAGGAGGATATTATGACAAAAGACGAATTGAAAGCATTGGGGCTTAATGATGACCAGATTGCCAAGGTAACTGCGGACTATGGCAAGAATTATGTAGCTAAGTCGCAGTTTAACGCCAAACTGGAAGAATTGAAGCATGCTAAGGCAGAAATGGAGGCACGGAACAAAGAATTAGACACATTAAAGAAGAACAATACAGATAATGATGCGTTGTCTAAAGAACTTGAAACTATGAAGCAGGCTGCTAAGACAAGAGAAAAGGAATACAAGGACCAGATGTCAAAGATGAAGCTTGATTTCGCTGTAGAAACGGAATTGTCTGGAGCAAAAGCAAAGAATATTAAGGCTGTTAAGGCTCTGCTCAGTATGGATAATGTAAAGCTTGATGATGATGGCAAGCTCACAGGATTAGCTGAACAGGTGGAAGGGCTCAAGAAGAGCGATGGCTACTTGTTTGATAATGGCCCAGCACAGACCGCTGCCAATGGCATCCATCCGGGAGAATCCGGGGATGCACCGACAGCAAGCGCTACAGATACAGTAGCTAGTCAGTTTGGTAAGGCTTTAGACGGCTTTTAATGAGTAACGAAAGAAGGAGAAATTAATATGGCTATTAACACATTAGAATATGCGAAGATTTTCCAGACCGAACTGGATAAGAAAATGCTTGAAACCGCTACTTCTGCATGGATGGAATCCAATGCAGGTCAGGTGAAGTATAACGGCGGCGATGAAGTAAGAATCCCGACCATCTCTCTGGTGGGACTTGGCGATTATGATCGTGATAACGGATATAAGCAGGGCGCAGTAACTCTGGGCTACGAAACCCGTAAGATGACCATGGACCGTGGCCGTGCATTCATGCTGGATGCTATGGATGTAGACGAAACTAATTTCGTTGTGGCTGCAGGTATGGTTATGGGAGAATTCCAGCGTATTGAAGTAGTACCGGAAGTAGATGCTTACAGATACTCCGCTATTTATAAGGCTGCTGGCGCTGACCATCAGACAACTTATACTGCGGCAGCGGCATCCATCATGGATTCTCTGGACGCAGATATTACCGCTATTCAGGACGAAATTGGTGATACCGAACCTCTGGTTGTTATCATCTCAAGAAAGGTTCATGCAATTCTGAATGCGGCTAAGAATGTGGACCGTTATATCAATGTCGCAGAATTCCAGAACGGCGCAGTTAGCACAAAGGTTAAGACATTTAACGATATCCCGCTGCTTGACGTTCCTTCCGCAAGATTTAAGTCTGCATATACATTCGATGCAGGTGCAACCAAGAACGCCGGCGGTTTTGCTGCAGCAGATGGGGCAGTAGATATGAACTGGATTGTTATTGCACGTCGTGCGCCAATCGCAGTTTCCAAGCAGGATAAGGTTCGTATCTTTACACCAGATACCTACCAGAATGCTAATGCATGGAAGCTGGACTACAGAAAGTACCATGATCTCTGGATTAAGGATAATGCGCTGGATGCTGTAAGAGTAAACGCTCCGGCTAAGGCGTAATCAGGTTAAATACATTGGAGGTGTCATATGATTGATGATGTGGTAATGCTAATCAGTGCCTATACAGGGTATGAAGTGCCTATGGACGATATGGCGCTCATTTCGTATTTTTGGAAGGCATCAGAGAAGGAAATACTGGCAGATATCAATCAGGAGGCCCTCCCTGATGCGCTGGACCCGCTGCATACACGTATGACCGCCGGGCAGTACATTAACGCCAGACTGGGAGAAATGGTTGGGGATGACGGACTACAGACAATAGGGAGCATCACAGAAGGTAAGGTCTCTGTGGATATTACCGGGGATTCTCCAGCGGATCGCCTGAAGTCTCTTGCTATGGCTTTATGCCAGGATGGAGGTAACGAATGCGCCTGCTTTCGAAAAATCCACTGGTGAAATCCTTTATTGAGGGATTATATGATTCAACGTTCACGGTGTCTATATACCAGAAGGTGACAGACCAAGTAACACATCAGACAACCATGAAACGTGTGGAATCCAAAGAATCATATCCATGCCGGGTTAATGTAGAGAATATGCCGCCGGTATCCAATGCCGGGGTATCCCCTGGGATAATCACGCAACGTATAACGCTTCTGGCTCCGGAAGATGTGGAAATACCGCATGGGTCGCTCATTAAGGTGATGGCAGCGGGAGGACATGCAAGCATGTATGAGGCTTCCGGGGTGCCTGTGATTTATCTGCATCATCAGGAAGTGGAATTGCTCCTTCGTGAGGAACATCCATGAGTATCACATTAAGGGAGTTCAGCGCTAAGCTCCATACGCTGTCAGATCAGGCCAATAGCGAAATGTTGATGCTGAGATGCGCCAATGAATTGGCGGCAAGGATGCTGAGAAAGGTACGGAAGAAAACTCCTGTAGGGGCAGGAGAGTTCGAACCGGTCAGAACAGCAGAAAGGTACGCCAGATACAAGAGTGGAAAGCGTAAGGGGCAGATAAAGCTGAAAAAACTTCGACCGGGTGGGAATCTCCGCAGAAACTGGGAAGCAACACCAGCTCATATGCAAGGAACCGCCTGCGTGGCTAATGTACACAACAACACGAAATATGCGCCTTATGTTGAGTATGGGCACAGACAGAATGTTGGGCAATTTGTGCCAGCACTTGGAAAACGCCTGGTGAAACCATGGGTAAAAGGCACTCATATGATGCGCAATTCCCATGATGAGATGAAGAAAGAGGCGCCAAGCCTTTTAGCAAGGCGGGTTAGTCAGTATATAAGGAGGGGACTAAATGAATGACATTACTCAGGGCATTGTAGATGCTATCTGGCATTTATATGATGGTCAGGTTCCCATATATACCGAGCAACAGAAGCAGGGATTTCAATCTCCCTGCTTTTTTGTTGAGCTGATAAACTCCTCGATTGAGCGTGAAATGGGAAACCGATTTCTGGAAACAGCGACTTTTCAGGTTTCCTACTTCCCGGAACTTACAGAAGGTGACAGCCCTGATTATATAGACATGCAGAAACAAATCAGGCCGCTTACCCTTGCGCTTGAGGTTATCCCCGTAGCAGGAACAAAGGGCATACGAGGCGATGATATCGAGACTGTCATTAATGATGACGTGCTGCATATCACTGTTTCGTATAGCCGGTTTGTTTATCTCGCAGGCGATAGAGAGGCTTATATGGAAACCTTGGAATTACATCAGAGAACAGGAGAATAAGATATGGCAGAAACAGAAACAAAAACTGCACCAGCTTTTAAACTGGCGCAGCTGGAAGAATCCGATAAGTACGAAGCAGTAAAAGACCTGCTTCGCGTCATATTGGCCCCAGATAAGACATATACAACAAAAGAAGTTGATGCCCTTTTAAAGACAGCTCTTGCACGTCCTGTGCAGGAAGAAATTAACAGATAGGAGGAATAATCTATGGCATTAGGCGGAGGCACCTGGCAGTTTCAGAACAAAATCCTGCCAGGCACATATATTAATTTTGTAAGCAAATACCGCGCAGAAGCAGCCATTGCAGACCGCGGTTATGCAACCATGGCCATGGAAATGGACTGGGGCCCGGAAAATACTGTATTCGCGGTTACGAATGAGGATTTTCAGAATGATTCCATGAAGCTTTTTGGCTATGACTATGCATCTGATAAGTTGAAGCCGTTGCGTGATCTGTTTGAACATGCACGCTTGGTCTATTTCTATCGTTTGTCTAACAATGCGGTAAAGGCTTCTAACACTATGGGTACAGCAAAGTATCCAGGCGTTCGTGGCAATGACATTACTACAGAAGTGGTTGCTAACGTAGACGATGAAACAAAGTTCGATGTCAATACCTACATTACCGTTGATGGCGTGACTACAGTAGTGGATAAACAGAAGCTTCTCTCCAAGTGGAATGAAGTAGAGGATAACGATTATGTAGCATGGGCAACCCATGATGATACAGCACTGAAGGCCGCGGCCGGAGTCCCGATGACAGGAGGTTCTAATGGCAGCGAAATTACTTCTATGCAGTATCAGAATTATCTGGACGTCATTTCCCCATATTACTTTAATACCATCGGGTATGCAGGGACTGACAATGTGATTCGTAACCTTTTTATTAACTTTACTAAGCGCATGAGAGATGAAACCGGGTCCAAATTCCAGTGCGTCGTATATGATGCAGAACAGGCTGACCATGAAGGCATTATCTCCATTGCAAATAAGGTTATGGATAAAGGAGAATCTCCGGCTAGCCTGGTATGGTGGGTAGTAGGTGCAGAAGCATCCTGTGCTATCAATGCATCCCTTACCAATGCCAACTATGACGGGGAATATACCGTGGACACCAAGTACAGCCAGCTGGACCTGCAGCGTGCTATTCAGACCGGACGTTTTATCTTCCACAACGTACAGGAAACTCTTTCTGGAGAATTGGTGGGAGCAACCAAGGTGCTGACCGATATCAATACTTTCACTTCCTTTACTAAGTCCAAGAATTCTGATTTCTCTCATAACCAGGTTATCCGTGTTCTGGATCAGCTGGCAATTGATACCGCTAATCTGTTCAATAAGACCTATTTGGGTAAAGAGCAGAATGACGACGAAGGGAGAAAGGCACTCTGGGGAGACATGGTATACCTCAGAAAGGAGTATCAGCGCGTGCGTGCGATTCAGAATTATAAGGCAGAAGATACAGAAATTCCTACTCAGGGCACTGAAAAGACCGCTGTACTTTGCAGCGAAGAAATTCAACCGACTTGCTGCATGGAAAAGCTGTACATTAATACCATTGTTGCGTAAGGGGGTAAGAATACTAAATGGCAGCACCAATTAATGCGATTAGAACGATGCAGGCCAAGGATGTGGTCAATGCCCGCCTGGCATCCGCATACGTTACAGTCAACGGAGAACGATTCCTGCTGTTCCAGGCAAAGACACTGGAAGCAAAGTTTGAAAAGAGCAAGTCTGAAGTACCGATTCTTGGCCGTGTATCCTCTGGGCATAAGGCCACAGGGGGCAATGGAACTGGTTCTATGACAATTTACAAGAACACCTCCAGATTTACCAAGATGATGAAGGATTATAAGGACACCGGCTCTGATATCTATTTCGATATGCAGATTACCGCTAATGACCCAACATCGGATGCAGGAGAAGAAACTATTATCCTGAAAGATTGCAACCTGGACTCTGTTGTCGTGGCTGCATTCGATACATCCGGGGACTGGCTCGAACAGGAAGTTGATTTCACATTCGAGGACTGGGAAATGCCGACAGCATATAAGGATTTGGATGGTATGTTTTAAGTAGTTAAAGGAGAATTGTAATGGCTAATGATTTTAAAGCGTTCATGAATGCCCCGAAAATTGCGGCAGCGGAAATGACCTATGTTGCAAGCCTGCGTTATACAGATGAAAATGGTAAGCCGGTTGAATGGCGTTTTAGACCTATCTCAGCCGCTGCCAACGAAGCTCTGTATACTGACTGCACCCATAAGTTCATTGGGCCGACTGGTAAGCAGGAAACCAAGGTGGATTTCGAAGAATATCAGGCACGGCTGCTTGCTACCTGCATGACCTATCCAAGTCTTAATAATGCAGAACTTCAGGCACACTTTGGAGCAATCGGAGCAGAAGATCTGATTAAGAAGATGCTTCTCCCAGGTGAATATACTAACCTTTTCAAGGCCGTATCTCAGGCACTTGGGTTTGAAAACGACATGGAAGACAAGATTAAAGAAGCAAAAAACTAATAGAAGGCAACGATACATGGGCTAACGTTGCCTATTATTGCTTGTTTCGCTTTCATTGGCCACCGTCAAAACTAATGGCTCTGTCTTATGAGGACAGAGCTTTTATTGTGGCGGCTATTGAGATAAAGACGAAGAAAGATAAGAAGGCCATGAAAGAAGCTAAGCGTAAAGCAAAATAAAAGGAAGGAGGGGTAGCTGGTGGCGGGAATTGTAGAAACTATAGAGCTTCACGACGGCATGAGCCCAGTGCTAAGGCAGATAACTAATCAGGTCGATTCTACATCAAACAGTTTTTCTGAAATGAAAGAGCAGGTGGAGAACACCGCAGAAAGCGGGGGAAGGCTCAAAACTGCATTTAATTCCATGGGGAGCGTATTAAAATCTGTAACCGGGCAGTTTGCATTGGCAAACATTGCGGCAGCGGCTGCCATGAAGGCGGCTGATTTTATTAGCCAGATTCCTGGCAAGCTTGCAAAGGCATCTGATGAATATGCAGGCATACAGGCCAGACTTCAGATGGTGGTTGGCAGTGCTCAGGCTGCATCTGACATGAATGACCGAATCTTTGCATCGGCAATGAGAGCACGAGGCTCTTATGAAGGGATGCTTTCTAATGTATCTAAAATCGCTATGACTGCAAAAGAGGCCTTCCCTGACCCTAAACAGGTAGTTCCTTTCGTAGAAGGCATACAGAAACTTTTTACTATCGGGGGGACTGGTGTAGAAGAACAGAAAAACGCCATGCTGCAGTTAACTCAGGCTTTGGGTTCTGGTCGGCTGCAAGGTGACGAGTTCAGATCTATAGCAGAAGCAGCACCAATGATTGAGCAGATGATTGCCAAAGAAATGGGAGTTACCCAGGGCAAGCTCAAAGAACTCAGCTCGAAGGGACTTATCACAGCGGATGTAATCAAGGACGCAATCTTTAATAATATGGATGAGATTAATCAGAAGTTCAGCCAGATGCCTATGACATTCGGCCAGATTGCGCAGCAGATAAATAACGTACTGCAAAGGGCCTTTGCTCCGGCGCTTCAGGAGATTTCACAGATTGCAAATAGCGAAGGCATGAAGTCGTTTGCATCCGTAGCGGCGCAAGGGCTCATGATTGTCGGTTCTGCTTTGTCTGGAATCATATCCGGACTTTCTGCTCTTGGCAGTATGGTTATGGATGTTGGCAGTTATATTGGCGAATGGTTAAGTGCAGGATTTGTTGTTGCAGAATCAGCACTGGAAACCTTTGCACCGGTTCTGTTTACAGTGATGGGTGCTTATCTTGGCTATCAGGCCGCCATTGCCACAGGGTGGGCTATTGCAAATGTTCCGGCATATATCCACGCTGGTATTGTGACATTAGTCGCAGCCAAGACAGCCATAATGGCAGCTGTAACCTCTGCATGGACTGCTGTGACAAAGGGCGCGACGGTTGCACAGGCCATGCTGAACGTTGTGCTTTCTCTCAATCCTCTGGGTATAGTTATTGGCTTGGTCGTTGCAGCCATTGGGGTATGGGCCGCCTGGCGTTCATCTACAGTAGGATTGAAGCAGACTGTCGCTGAAGCTTTTCGTGCGATTGCTAATATCGTGCAGGATTCGGTTAATATCATGATTTCCGCAGTCAACGGATTGATTAAGGTCCTGAATGTGGCAGCGGGAGGCATTAACACTGTATTTGGCACTCACATTGGCAAGATTGACGAAATCGGGCATGTTTCCGGTTGGGGAGACAGTGCATATAACTTTGTCCAGAACGATGGATGGAAGAATCTCATCCCGAAGTTCTCGATGCCTACTCCACAAGCCGTCGGTGCTGGAGCCGGCAGCGGTTATGGCAATATGCCTGATAACATTCAGGATATGGCAGATAGTGGGAGAAAGACCGCCGATAATACCCAGAAAATAGCCGATTCTGTAGATACACTTGACGAGGACCTGAAATATCTCAGAGATATAGCAGAACGTGAAGTAATTAACAAATATACAACCGCTCAGGTAACCGTAGAAATGGGCGGAGTTACTAATCAGATTTCAAATGAAACCGATATTGACGGGATCGTTGATTCTCTTACTCTCGGAATCCAGCGAGGGATGGAAAATGCGGCGAAGGAGGTTCACATTTAAATGTATTACTTCTTTATGGGGCTAACTCAGCTTCCAGTGCCTCCGGCCAGAATGACTGTTAAGGTACGGAGTAAGAATAAGGTGATCAACCTCATTAACGAGGGTGAAGCCAACCTTCTTAAAACTCCGGGACTTACTGAAATATCATTTGACGTACGACTTCCAAACAAGCGGTACCCATGGGCTAACTATGACAGCAGCCTTATGGGGAGTGCTGTTAATTCACTTGCGAGAAGGCTTACTGGCTCGAGCAATGTCTTTGGGTTCAAAGGCAGTAAATATTTCTTGGACCAGTTCGAGCAGTATAAACGTGGGTGTGTTCCGTTCCGCTTTATTGTTACCCGCATGGGGCAGAGCGGTCTGAATATGTTGTTTTCAACGAACATGTTAGTGACAATAGAAGATTATTCCATTGAAGAAAACGCGAGGGACGGATTTGACGTCACGGTGCCAGTGAAGCTTAAACAATATAAGCCGTTCGGGACAAAGACCGGAACTATCCAGACTGATGAAAACGGCAATAAGAAATTTGTTGTGAATGAACCTCGGGAAAGCATCGATAGAGCTATCCCAAACGCAATCCAGGTGACGAATCAGGCCAGCATCTGGGAGGCTGTACAGGGCGTTTCCAATGGGACTATTGACTGGCGTGACATTATGGCAAGCAACGGGATAGAAAACCCGCTGGAAGACGTACGAGGGAAAGTGCTGGTGATGCACTAATGCCAGACACACAGGGACCAACATTAAATACCTTCACTGGCGGAGGGGATGGCCTGCAAATGATTGTCTACCACAAGAAAACTGAGGAGTACTTTGTCCCGGCTGTATTAGACGGAGTGACATGGGAGCTGCATAGAAAAGGCGCTCCGGGAAAACTCAGTTTCAAAGTGGTTAAAGACGACATACTGAAAATGGAATATGGGGATACCGTGGATGTTTCCTGGAATGGGACGCAGTTTTTCCACGGTTTTATTTTTGAGAAAAAACGAAATAAGAATAAACAATGGGATTGTCTGGCTTACGACCAGATCCGGTATCTCCTGAATAAGGATTCTTTTTCTTATATCGGTAAAAAGGCTAATGAAGTAATTAAAGAACTGGCCGAGGACTATGAGTTATTAGTCGGTGATTTAGATGACACTGGGTTTGTTATAGAAAAAAGGCGGGAGCCAAATACCACTATTCTGGATATGATTCAGAATGCATTGGACCTCACCATGATTCATACGAACAAGATGTATGTCCTCTATGATGATTGCGGGAAACTGACGCTGAAAGACATAGAGAAACTGCAGACTAACCTGCTGATTGATTCTGACACGGCGCAGGATTATGCCTATACCGGAACTATAGATAAGGGTGTTTACAATCTCATCAAGTTAAATGTGGATGAAGGCGAGAATGGTCATAAGGTGTATTACGCTCCGGCATCAAACAAAGACTATGAGAATTCTGAAACCCGTAAGCAGTGGGGCGTGCTGGAGCTGACCCAGAACGCGAACCCTCACAACCAGTTTCCTCAGGATCTTGCTAACAGGCTGCTTGAAAACTATAACAAGGTGTCCAGAACACTCTCTATAAAGGGAGCAGCGGGAGATTTGTCTGTGAGGGGCGGGTCTATGGTTTTTGTAAACATTAACCTTGGAGAAACCGATTGGCAGCAGTCTGACGATGAAGCCAAATTATCTATCGTTGAGACAGTAACCCATAGATTTTCAAACTTTGAACATACAATGGATATGGATGTCAGAAACGATAAGATAACCGGAGTCAGCAATGCTTCGGGCGGAGGTGGTGGAGCAGGTGGCGGCTCTAATGGCAGTAATAGCAACAATTCCAACGGATCTAATGCCACTCAGGCATCACAGAATATCGAACGTGGGGCCGATGCTTTTGTTGGAGCTACCATGCCTTCCGGCCAGAATGGATGCGTGGAAGCAGCTACACGAGTCGGAGGGTATAATTCACCATTCCTGGCCAGAGAAGCTAGGAACGGGGTTGCTGGAGTTAACCGGTTAGTTAGTGATGCGCATAGTTATGGCGTGCCGGTCATCCCGTACGATGAAAGCAAGCTTGAAGTCGGGGACACTATCGTCTACGGCAATAATAAGCATGTGGTCATTTCTTCTGGCGGATATTCTTACGTTGGCAACTCATCTAGCCGGCGCAAAGTGGTAAGAGGCTCAGATTACAGGGAAATGGGAGGACTGCATCCTACTTGGATAATTAAGACCTCTCACGGATAAACGGATAAGAGGTGTTCATATTGAATGGAAAGCTATACCAGACTCTCCAGGCAGCAATTAATCAGACAGTTAACAATATGCAGATGGGAGATTATATTCTTGGGACAGTTGAAACTGTTAATCCCGTAAGTATACGCATCTCACAGCGTGATCTGATTACCTCTGAATTCCTGCTCTTTACGGATGCTGTTAGAGATTTTGACGTGGATATAGAAGTTAACCACACTACAGAGAACAGGGCCGGTGGCGGTGGAGATGCTGAATTTGCCAGCCACAACCATGACTACAAGGGCAGGAAGAAAATCAGAGTCTATAACGGGCTGCATCCTGGCGAAGTTGTTATTCTTATCCGCCAGCAAGGCGCGCAGCAGTATGTAGTCCTATCCAGAATTTCGAATCATACGAATTTGTCAGGGCAGTGGGGGTGATTAGATGGCACTTTTACCAGATACAAGTCCTGACGGGGCTGGCAGCGGCGTTCAGATAGCCGTGCAGGAGACCTATCCCAACAAGACGTATAGGATGTGGATAGATGAAGAAAAAATACAGGGCACAATTACTTCACAACTTGAAGCTGTAGAACAGGCCGTGTATAAAATCCTCAATACGGAAAGATACAAGCATGTGATTTACTCATGGAATTACGGGGTAGAATTGGATGAACTTTTTGGTAAACCTATTCCGTATGTACTCCCGGAAATTCCCAGACGTATCACGGACGCACTCTTGCAGGATGACAGAATCGAAGCGGTAACAAACTTTGACATGTCATATACAAAAGACGGCTCAGTGCTATGCAAATTTACCGTGGTTACTATTTATGGCACTTTACAGGGAGAAAAGGCGGTGAAAATCAATTAAATGTATGAAGACCAAACACCAGAAGTCATAGAGAAACGAATTTTAAGGCGTATGGATAAAAGCATTGATAAACGGGAAGGCTCAATTGCTTACGATGCGACTATGCCGGCAGCCATCGAATTTATGCTTCTGTATACAGCCATTGACTTCTTTTACAAGAATACATTTGGTGATACGGCTGACAGAGAGCATCTGATTGAACGAGCCAAGGAAAGAGGACTTGAACCGTATGAGGCTACAAACGCCATTGTAATTATGGAGAGCCATCCGGAAATGTGCGTTCTCCCTATAGGCTCGAGATACTCAGTAGATGATATGAATTACAGGGTTACTTCCCGCCTGACCGCCGATGGGAATAGGTATCTTGCAGTATGTGAAACGCCTGGCATTGTTGGAAATAAGACATATGGGAGAGCAGTTCCAATTCAGTATGTTGAAGGGCTTACCTATGCTGAAATTGTTGAAGTTGAACGTCCAGGTGAAGACGAAGAAGACACCGAGGCTTTCCGGCAGCGGTATTTGAAATCTTTCCAGACGCAGGCTTATGGCGGAAATATCGCCGACTATCAGGAAAAGGTTGGCTCAATGCAGGGAATCGGTGGAGTTAAGGTTTATCCTGTATGGAATGGCGGCGGCACCGTTAAGGTGGTTTTTTCAACGTCTGAAAACAAGGCCCCAGACCAGCAGCTCGTGTCAGAAGTGCAGGAGGCCCTAGACCCAGTGCCTTATGCACAAAATGGCGTAGGTATTGCGCCGATTGGACATCGAGTAACGGTTGAGGCTGCAGGAGAGAGTGCAATTAATATTGGCCTGAACATTAAGTTCTTGGGAACAGATGACTTTGAATCGTGCACTGATGATATCAAGGAGACCATTCAGACATACTTTGATGAACTGAACGCAGGATGGCAGGATACAGAAGTAGTCACAACCAACAAGTATGAGAACAGGGGGATTGTTGTTCGTATATCTCAGATTGAGAGCCGTTTACTGGATAGGCCTTATGTATCTGATATTTCCCATACAACACTAAACGGGGAAGAAGAAAATATAGAATTACAAAATACTGACCTTGCCACCATCGGCACCATTACAGACATTTCAGGTGATAAAACATGAAGAAACTTGAGAGAGATGTACATGTAGAAAGATATTTTCCTGATGTGCTGGCTCCTGCGAAAGAAATGAAAGCCATTGCAGCAGGTGAGGACCCTGAGTTTCACTTGCTTTACGAGAAGGCATGGAAATGGTTTGCAAACACCTTCATTTTCCACACAGATCTTGAAGGTGTGGAACGATGGGAAAGCATGCTCTCCATTATTCCAGATCCAGATGAATCCTTAAGTGACAGAAGACGTGAAATTCTTTTCAGGGTAAATAACCGACTTCCGTATACAGAACGTACATTAAAGCCGATATATGACATGCTTTACGGAAAGGATACTGTAATTCCGGAAGTCAGAGAAAATCAGTATGCGTTGGTGTTGAATTTAACCGGTGATGCAATCTGGGAAGCGGGAAAAGTTAAAACACAGGCCCGCTGCATTGCTCCGGCAAACTTAACCATCTTAGCGTGCAGAAATCTGGGAGACTATCCGTCTGAAATCTATGCGACTGGAATTTTGCGCAGCTATCGGTGTACACGATATGAAATGACAGCTAACGCACATATTAGCGTTGATGATACGGGTATGCATATAGCCGGTGCTGTTGTACACAATTTTAAAAATCATGTTTTAGCAGGAGAGGAGTAAAAAATGGCTCAGTTTCCAAAACTGAAATTTACTAATGACGGCATGGAAATGCTGATAAAAGCACAAAATGGGCATTCGCTTACCTTTACGTGTGCTAAGCTAGGCAGCGGCAGCCTGGAGTATAGCGATGATATTACAACATTCACCGATTTAAAGGCTCCAAAAATGACGCTGCCCATTGTTCTGGCCGATGACAGCCAGAAAGAAAAAATATCGTTGACGTTTAACGCGTCTAATGCGGATTTGGATGAAGGATTTATTTCCCGTGAATTAGGTGTTTTCGCAAAATTGGATGACGGGTCCGAAAAGCTGTATGCCTATAGTAATGCGGGAAATAATTACGACTATATCCCGAACAAAGACACACCAACGGACGAAAACAGATTGGTAATCGATTTAATTGTCAGCTCAAATGCAGAAATCAATGTTCTGATTGACGGCAGCATTGTATATGTCACGCGTAAAGATGTAGAGAATATGCTCGATAGCCGGCTGCAGGTAACAAAGACAGCAGATAAGCCAGCCAGCATGGATGATAAAGGGCTGTGGGTGGAAATAGTTGGATAAGGAGGTATAGTAATGAGCATTTTAAAATCAATCTTGCACAGATGGAATAAAGAGAATAAAAGCTATGATACATTGCATCCAGAAACAGAATCTGCGCAGATTACCGACTGGCACAGCGGAATTATAGCAAGTCTTGCAAGCAAGACGTTGGGAACCGTAGTGGATGCTATTACTACCGATTCCGTTCTCGGGAAGCTCATCAAGATGCTTTTGAACGCCAGCGGCGTGAAGTACCTTATTGATACTAATGGGTACGTTTGCTTTGGCGAATACTTCGGGGGATTAATTATACAGTGGGGACTTTCTAAAGAAAATAGTTCAAGCACAGCCACAATATCATTACCCCTTGCATATCTGCATTCACAGCTTTTTGCCTCTGCAATTGATTGGGGCGCATATGGAAAAGCATACGGTGTTAATAACCTAGGGAAGGCATCATTTAATGTAGTAGCTCCTTTCACTCCGTTCTCTGTTTATTACCTTTCTATTGGTTACTGAACAGTGGGGAAATGTTGCAGACATTGCAAGACAATCGTATGTAACAATGCCATTAAGTGCAGTCCCTATAACAGTAGTTGCAAATGACATAACGATGCAGGGGGACCCGCTCGTTTTAAGCACGTGGGGATACAAAAAAGGCGCATTCATGATTGACGGTAAGCGGATTACCAAAGGATATGGAAATCTGTGGGCGATGTGGATTGCTATCTGCAGATAACCACCCCTGAGAAGCCTCCCATGCTGGTGGATGCCGTGGCAAATCTCAGCCTCTGCCCATCTGAAAAACCTGCCTTGAAAGTTGCTGTGTATTTATCACTGATAGATGTGCCATTGGTTCGACTGGTATCATAGTCGGTGGCAAGAACTTGAAAAACTTTACTTACCTGCAACGGTAAAATCCAATCGCAATAGGTGGAATTCCCAAAGCTTACATTTCCCCACTGTTTACACTACCCCTATTATAATCACATGACACCTAGTATCTGAGGTGGTACCCGGGCCATATATAATAAGGTAATCTGGGCTGAATCCAAAAGCATATCTAGCCATCCCATGGTCTGATACCACGCCAGCTAGGCATCTATTCACCGTAATGGGAAGAGAAACTTTATACTGATCGACCCCTGTTATAACATAAAGTCCCCACTGTTTAAGCGACACCAACCACTAAGACGCATCCGCCGATTGTGTCTCCACTATAGGTAGCTCCAAATCGCATATTAATTTCCGTGTTGGAAATCGCCGTGACAACATACCCCATAGGTATACTGTCTGCGCCACCCTTATGGGCGGCAGCTATATACAAAACATTGTGTATTCCTATCGGTTGATGGAATGTTCCTTCAAATATGTTTTGCCCATTTAATTGTTTTGTACGATTACAAGTGACATTTCCCCACTGTATACTGGTTGCTTTTGGAGGAGAGAACGATGGGGAATATGCACGGTCCCTGAAAAGATTTGCTTTTATTGCAATCCAATATTTACGCTGGTTGTGGGCATTTTGGGAAATCAGTAATTCTGGAATCACCCTATTTTCATCGGATTTGCTGGAAACAGTAGTAACAACCACGAAATCACAAAATATATAGCGAAATCGTGGCTGTCATCTGATTTACAGTATCGCATTAGTAACATTATTTTAATAGTTCAATGCATTTCCGGAGTTGCCTAGTATTTTTGTGGGTATAGACGCGCTCGGTGACATCGCCGCCCGCGTGCCCTAAGATGCGCCGCTTGGAAGTTTCGTTGGCCCCGGCATTGTCAAGCAAGGTTGTGACAGTGTGCCGGCAATCATGCGTTGTGTGGCCAGTCGCGTTGATGAGCTGCATCACGGCACGCCAGATGATACAATAGCGGCTATAGTCATATGGTTTCCCACTGGCATCACTCAGAAGAGTAGCCCCCGGAGAATCCATCCTGCCAATAATCAATGGAAGAATTCTGGGATGGATGGGAATAATCCGGATGCCGGAAACGGTTTTGCTCTTGGTGATACGGATGAAACGTTGCCGGATGTTGACGTCTGACTTATGGAGATGGAGCAGTTCTCCGACTCTCATACCCGTATAAAGCAATATCAGCACAGTATCAACGTTGTCGTTGCAAGCGGATTTCCATAAACGGTTTATCTTCTGCCGGCTAAATGGTTTATGTGGCCGGACCTGCTTGTTCTTTCCGATGGATAAGAGCGGAGCATAGTTCTTATTGGTCAGCTCAATCTTGCTAGCATACTGAGATAGTAATGAAATAAGTGATCGCACCTTTTTAAGCGAGCTGTACGACAGCCCGCTTTTTCTCATATCATCTATGATTCTTTGATAGTCCATGTATTTCAGGTCAATAAACGGTTTCTGGTGCAGTGATGAGAGATGCTTGAATGAATTTTCATAGCTGCACAGTGTCGATTTTGATGGCGAGGTATCTGCCGTGTGTGCTGGCAGCCACCGATGGTACAGTTCTTCCAGTGTTATTTGATGTCCAGGAAGGGAGCGATGGCTATGAGTCTTGTTGTAATCAGCTTGAAAGATTTCAGCGTCAATCTGGTTGGTAAAATATTCAACAGGTCTTTGTTTACCATTCTCCGATATTACAAAAACGAACGGCCTCCTCCGGTTTCCGGACAGCCGTTTGATGCAGCCATATCCATTTGGTTTACGCATAATAAAGACCTCCTTCATGGAGGCTATTTTACTATATGGAGGATAATAAATGATTAACAGCAGTGCAACGAATGTAGATTATTACGTTTCAGGCTTTAACTCAACCGGCAAGAGGGTAGGATCCATTATCTGCGACTTTGACCCGAACAAAGAAAAGAACGCAGACAAGGTGTCTGCACTCATAGATAAAGCGAAAGAGCTATTTACCGATGCGGAGGTTGTAGAAGTTATCTCTGCCGCCGACTATGCAAGGTATTTGTCGGGCGAATATGTAAGGGGAGCGGAGGGCAAGCCTGTTGCTTACATTGCACCGGAGCCGACCTCCGCAGAAAAGAAAGCGTCTGCTATTGCTACGATTAAAGCAAAGTACCAGCCAACTTTGGAGAACCTTATAGAAGCAAGGGTAAAAGCGGCTATGTTGGGAGCTGATACGTCGAAAATTGACAGCCAGTATAAAACCACACTCGCCAATATGGCGGCTGAAATTAAAAATGCATAAGGGGGTTAAATCATGGAATTTTGCGAATACTGTGGGAACCTTTTGAATGATGATGGCCGATGCCCTTGGGACGAATGCCCACGCAATGCGATTATTGACGCCATAGCTGAAGCCAAGAAAGCTGATGAGCAGAAAGACAAAACTGCAGAAAATAAAACTAATAACAATGGGTGATGTATGATTACAGATATAGTTAAGGGAGCAGGGCAGACGGTCTCATCCATCACAACAGGATGGGTAGAAAAGTTAATCATCAGTGGAACACTGATTGCCCTTGAAAAGCACTGTGTAATTTTTGTGCTATTCACCATGGTTGTTTTCATAGACCTGCTAGCCAAATGGATTGCGCTTGCATACAAAGAACTTGTACATGAGCGTGCAACTGATAGATCGTTATTATCATGCATCAAGGCCATACCAGAAGCACATCGTAAAGGCATCATCAACTCCTATGTCATGAAAACACAGTTTGTAGGGAAGATAATTGTATATATGCTGATAACCTTACCGGCTATATGCATAGATACCGCGATAAAGGTATCCGGAGGACATGCTGAGTTTGGTATGATGGTACTTGCTTACTTGTGTTTAACAGAACTTTTATCAATTGTGGAAAACTTAAATGATGCGGGAGTATCAGCATTATCAGGACTGATTACTGCAATCAAAGGGAAACGAGGTGATTAAATGATTAAGGGTATAGATGTAAGTAAATGGCAGCAGAACTTTGATTTTAAACTCGCAAAGGAATTAGGCTATGATTTCTGCATAGTAAGAGCAGGTAGAACAACCGCTGCCGGCCAGCCGGTTATGGATGAAGATTTTTATGAAAATATTAATGGCGCTAAGCGCGCTGGGCTGGACGTTGGCATTTATTACTACTCGCTGGCTACTACCAAAGAAATTGCAGTCCGAGAAGCTGACTGGATCCACAAGCTGCTAAATAGCGACTTGAGAAATACCGCTTTGAAGTCAGGCATTTGGATTGACGTTGAGGATTCCAAACAGGCGAAGTTATCACCGGAAAGATTAACCTCAGTTATAATGGCTGGCATAAACCGGCTTAACTCATACGGCCACTATGTTGGGCTGTACTCAAGTTGCTCATTCTTCAGAAATAATGTAGTTCTGAAAAATCTCCCTGGATATATTCCATTGTGGGTGGCACAGTACGGTAAAGAAAATACGCTCAAAAAACTGTACCCAAGGAAAACAATCTCCGCTTGGCAGTATTCTGACCGTGGAAAAATTGGCAATAATACAGTTGACTTAAATATTTGGTATTAAAAATTGTGGAAATGTCAAAAATCTTAAAATCAGCACAAAATAGGGCTTGTTTTTCGCATCGTCCATGAGTAATTTGCCATAGAATTAATAAAAATGCGTTAAAAGTATCTTTTTGCGCGAATTCTCATTTAAAAAAGAGATTTATCAATAAAGAAGGGGGCAAAATGTGGGAAAAATCAAAAACTTTGTTAAAAATCATGGTCTTGACGTTTTGTCTGTCGTTATCCTTGCCGTGGTTGTCTTCTGCTGCGGATATGATTACTACCTCAGAAGCAGGACCTCGAACGACTATCGTGATGTCAACCGAACAGTGGACAACGTTGAAACAAGAATTGACAGAGCAGACAATCGAGCTAAATCAGCTCAGACAGAAATTAAAAATGCTGAGGTCCACATCCGGAGAGCAGATAAAACTTCTCGAGAGCTTACAAAACGATCTGAGCAAAACACAAGAGAACTTGATGAGTGCCAACGTCTCGTTGACGGCATGTCGAAACGAGCTGAAAGAATCCAGGGCATCATTGCAGACGTTGAAAAATCAAATCAAGACTCTGAAGCACAAACAAACCGTGACTCGTAG